TCCAAACCATGCGGCTCCCTTGCTGGATTTTTCCAAATCCTCCAGCATGCGCACAGTAGCAAAAACATCAGCGTCGAAAATATCGATACGCCGGTTGTCTTCAATCTTCTGGTACTGGATCATGTCGTCCGTTTTTTCCTGAGCAGCGACATTCTGCACACAATATTCATAGGCTTCCGAACCAAAGTAATAAAATTTCTTATTCAGGCACTTTTCTTCGATCCGCCGGAAGCCCTCAGATTTTTTGTAGAAATACTGAGGCTGGTCAATCACGACGAAACCGGCCTTCTTCATTCCCAGGAAGTATTCCCTGCAGAATTTTCGGTCGTGGCCGACCTGGCGGATTTTGAATCCACGCTCTCTCTGAGCTACAAACCATTTGACAACGTCGGCATGGTTGTTAGTCGGAGCATTACACATGTCCAGCCATCCATCGTCCTGCCACCCGAAAAGCGGGATGTTATCCTGGTCAGCCTTTATATGAGCTGCCACAATCGGAAACCAGCAGTGCGGGAAACAGATATCGATGTCCTTATAAGTCCCATGCAGAACAGCTGCAGTCAGGTCATGCAACTTGGACAGGTCCGCGCCTCCATACCATTTCACCGGCAACTTCAGAATGTGGGCAATCTTCTGATCCAGTGTCCAGGAAGGATCAATGCCCAGCTCAGCCTCAGCAGCTGCATTACTGGCACGAAACTTATCAATGTCAAAGTAGGCCTTCAACGAGGACACGAAAACATTGATCTTCTTAGCGAAGAAATCCTTCCGCTGCTGAGGATCATTCAGAGCCTGCATGGAGTCGTTCAGGATATCTTCCGGCCGAATCGTCACGCCATAGGAAGGGTTCGCCATCTCATGGACCTTAGGATTCGTGTAATCAATCTCGCCTGTCACCGGATCCGGATCAGCGCAGCAGATAAAAATGAAATACTGATCATCCTGGATAACTCCATTCAAGACCTTCCTGCAATACTCAACACGCTGGGCCAGAAAGCCGGTGCCATCATCGCCGGCGGTCGAGATACCGATCACCAGCTTGTTGGCATAAGCAGCAGTAGCCTCCCGGAGAATGTTGTACTGTTTCGGCCGCTTATAGGCGTGCATTTCGTCAGCAATGACGGTATTACAGTTAAATGAATCCTGACCGTCGGGATTGCTGGCCAGTGCGTTCAGGCTTACAGATCCACCAGCAATATCCTCATTCTCGATCTTGTGCTCCATGTTATTGTCGAGCACCCGCCAGCCGTCTTTCTTGGCCTGAGCCAATCCAGGATACATGTGATGCTCGATATTGTAGGACCAGCTGTCGAAAGTTTCTTTCGCCTGCTTCAGAGCAGCGCCGACCACGTACGTGACCGCTCCACTCTTCCGCTGGAGCACGGACATCGCGAAGGACAGGGCCGCCACAAAACTTGTCTTCCCGTTCTTACGCGGGATGAAAATCAGTGCTTCATGCACGACTCTGAGTGAGGTGCCCGGATGATAAAAACACAAAATGCCGTAGCAAACGAATTTTTGCCACGGCTGGAGCAGGAGCGGCTTATCTTTAAAAGGGACGCCGTTGAGATCCTCACCCTGTCGCTGCACCCAGGTGCTCTCGATCAGACCGATCACGAAGTCTGCGTCGCGAGGATTCCATTCGTACTTCTCCTGCATCCGTCTGAAGCGATGACAGGCGAGAACACGGTCATGGTTTGCGAGAATCTTCCCGGATATCACGCCGTCGACATACTCGTCAACTTCTCGGATGTACTTGCCAGTGTAAACAGCCATGTTTACGCCAGCTTTCTAAGCGCGTCAGAGAGCACAGAAGACTGCGGAAGATTTTCCTGGGCATTCAGTCGTTTGATCGCCATGGGCGTGAGCCCGAGTTCCTTCTGATATGCCAGGATATCTTTCCTAAGGTTTTCGAGCGTAGCCACGGTACCGGATTTTTTCGTGCCGCCGTTGTCGGTGTACTCCACCGGATTCATTCCGGATTCGATCCAGGCTTTGCTGATCGTTTCGTACTGATCCATCAGGCCCGCACAGATCTCAACAGTGATCATGTACTCAGGTTTCCAGACGCCCAGCTTGACCATATAGCCCTTCAGGCGCCGCTCGTTTTTGGACAGTTTTGCCACGCTCTCACCTCCTCAAAAAAGTTTTAAAAATCGCTCCGGGGAGGGAAGGTTG